ATAAATCCAAGCGTATAAGAAGCAGGTTGAGTCCCTGTATAAAGGAAAACTCGGTTATCCCGAAGTTCACGCTTCAAATCTTCATAGCTTAACTGCCCACCCCACATAGCACCCAAGTCATCATTATCAGCTCCAAACACAATTCTTGGATAAGGTGCAGTTGCAGCATCAAATGCCTGGTAATTGCAGAAAGCACCACGCTTTTGAATGGCTTGACCAAGAGTAATAACCCTTTCCACATTTCCATTCCAATCTTTGTATTCCTCCGGATCTTTGTAGAAACGAATCATGGCATCTTCTCCCAAATTCATTTGAATATTCTTTTCCTTTGGAGAATACCTGACAATCTTCATCCCTTCATAGCGGTAGTCAGCAAGTTGAATTTCTGTGGCTGCTGTTGACTGTCCAATTGTTCTCCAAATTACATTTTTGTGCTTGATCTGATCCCAATTATTCATAATCCATTCAGGCACATGCTGCACAATAATAGTATCAGCCCATTCAATCATCTCCTCACTTAGCTTGTCTTTTGAAAATCGGGTAGCAAGAACTGCCATATGTTCGTTATATTTAGCATCAGTTGCAGGTCGTTTAATATCCTGCGGAGCTTGAGGATTAACATATGCTCCATGACTGAAAACCTCATGTCCAAGCTCAGTTAAAAGCTTGGTTTCGTCATATTCTAAAATTGAATGGCACGATAGATAAAGTATTTTCATGGTTTGTCTGCCTCCACATTTAAGCTCATCAACACCCCATGCTCTTTATCCATGTGCGGAATATAAGCTTGAGAATGGTCGTCATAATCTTTATGAATAGTTTTCTTCCAATCATACCTTCTAACATTTACAAATCCGGCAGCTTCAAGCATTTCTTTTAAGGAATCAAAGTCATAAACTGTCTTGTGATATATGGTTTTACTACCATTAACTGTATCAATCTGCATCTTTCCATATAACAATCCAAGAGTTCTATTTATATCTCCAAAGAATTTATAAGCTTTGATAATCTTTTCAAAATCAGGAACTGCAATCCGAAGCGTTCCTCCTGAAGCTAAAACTCTTTTCCACTCCTTTAATACATGGGCACCTTTTTCACGATCAAAGTATTCAAAACAATGACTGGCATAAATTAGTTCCACAGTTGCATCATCAAAACAGGAAAGGTCGTCAATATTCCTGACATAATCAACGCCAGGTAGGTTACAAATATCTACATTTGTAAATTTCGGCAACTTCCTTTTCCAACAACCCAAATTTAGTTTAAGCATTTTTAATAAATAGAACCTGTTTATCTGCCATCAAAGGTGTCCATCCGTTATCTATTAAGAACTGAACCGAAAGCTTACACTTTCCTCCGTTTGTAAAATTGTTATCATCCAAAAGGATTACAGATTTATCAGTTAATTTGTCCCATGCAGCTTTGATTTCATTTAACTGGTGTTCTTGTGAAGCTATTAGATGAGGAGAATCAGCCTCGTCATTCTCTGGGCAATCCATTGAATCCAAATAAAGAAGGTCAATTTTCTCCGGGAAGTTCTTGAGAAACTCAACCGAATCACTTGTAACGAAATTTGTATTCTTATTGAACCCTTCCGTTTCTTTCTTTGAAAGTTCTATTGCCTCCGGAAGAATATCAACAGTCCAAAAGTGCTTGTCATAGTGTTGTGCGTAATCTCCGTAAAGAAGGGTAGAATAGCCTCCACCATTCATATCGTCAGCCATTCTAATCGTGCCTGTTTCAACTATATTAGTGCCTCCTCTGAAGTGAAACAAATTAAGAGCAATTTTAGTTGAGAAATATCTCACGCCCTCGCCCATCTTGAAGCGATATTTTAGACTCCACCAATCATTCCATGCAATAAATTCATCCATACTTATTTATAATCAAAGTTTTTAACCAAAGTGTCAAGCATATCTTCTGCACAAACTTCCCAATTCCAATCCCTGTGCATCCAAGCTGAGGCTAATTTACCCTTTTCATAGGCTTCATCCTGGTGCTCGTAAATGTAACGCATCCAATACATAAGCTCCTCAACACTAATTCTTGCCTGGAATCCTGGTTGTTCCTCCTGCATCCTGGCATCAGGCATGTCAATTGCCACAGGATCAAGGGGATAGTTGTATCGGGAATCTGCCACATCAGCCATACCAGACCAATTGGTAATGATTACAGGAAGCCCTGTTGCCATAGCTTCTCTCCCGGGCATACCCGCACCCTCAGCTCTGGAACAGAAAAGGAAGCAATCTATATTCTTGTAGAAGATCTGCATCTGCTCAAAAGAAAGAAGTTCGTCAATTAGTTTTACCCTTTCGTCTGCAGGTTGTTCGTAACCGAACATATTATTGGAGTTTTTGAGCCATAATTCTACAGGCTCGTTATTATCAAATTCTGAAGTAAAAGCAGTTACCATTTCTTGCCAATTCTTTCTTTCATCAAGCCATCCGGCAGTAGCAAATATGAATTTCTCTCGGGGTTTCCTTTCAACTCTCCTGCGATCTACATACTTAAAAAGTTCAGGATTGATTCCCTGTTTAACTGTATAGATTGGTTTTGTAAATCCGCTTTCTTTGAACACATCCACTAAGTATTTAGAAGGAACAAATAGGGCATCCATAGCCATACATTTGTCAACCCAATTCTTACCTACCCGACTATTTTCAACCATTGTATATCCGATCTTAATATCTGAAATATTGTTATGAAAAAGCTCTGGAGTTGTTTTAATTATCCCAAGTCTAGCTTTATCAAAAGGTTTGTAATGAATTAAGTTCTGTTGTTCTGTGGATAAGATCCTCCATTCTGAAGAATTATCCGGTTCTCTCCTCTGCCAACCCACAGAAATTTTACCTGTAAGCCTCTCAAGGGCAACCATATATTCAAGGCTTACTATTCCGTAGCCTGAAAATGGCGTAGTCCAACCATACCAATTGAGGTTCTCCTCATAATTTCTTTTTGTCATCTTCGTCAATTGCTACATTTACAATCCGGGCAACCCTGCCTATGTTTTTCAACAAAGACCATACCTCCCAGGTAAGGTCAACAGGCTCACCACATGGAACGAATGTGTTTTTGTTGTTGATGGAAATCAACATTCCTTTCTTACCATCCACATTCTCAGTAGCATATTCCATAGGAAAGACAAACTTTCGTTTGCCAAATACTGCCTTAAAAGGCAAGATTTCTTTTTTTGATTTAGGTCTTAACATATTTTTACTTTTGTGCCCTATAAGGCTAGGGCTAACCTTGTGCTGAGTCATATGGTCGCACAATACCCATCTCACTACTCAACCTGCTTATCTTGCGGACTCAAGCCTTCTCATGAAGGTTTGCTGTAAGATAACGGACTTGAGATATGCCTTCCAAGCGATTGCGGTTTTAACTTTGTATTCATCACCATGTCCACCCGGAGGTGTAACGATAACATCAAAGTCGCCAGGTAGTAACCTAGCTATTCCGTAAGCACCCTCTCCTAGAATGATCGTTTGTTCAACATAACTAACTGTTGAATTTGATCCTGAGTTTGCAATGGATGGAGCTGTAGAAGTTCTTACGAACTTTACACCATCAATAGTAGCAACTTCACCTGTAAACAGGGAGTTGTCTTTTGCTAAGTATCTAGTAGCTTCTCTGAAGTCTGTGTCCTTCATTAAGCGGGTTTTGACATAAGGAGAGATTATAGCGACATAATTATCTCCGATCATTGGAGCATCTGCGGTTTCAAGAGATTCCACAGTATCCAAGATGTCATTAAGGTCAATCGTATCCGAGGTCAAAAGGTTGGTTCTAGCTGTCTTGGAATTTGCGTAATTAACGCTAGTTCCTGCTACTAAAACATCTCTGACTTTTTCGTTGATAGTTTCACCTGCATTTTGTCCAACAAGTTTTTTATACTCATCAGGCAAGTCCAAGAAGGAAGTTTCCTTCAAGGCTTCTAACAAGGTTACTCCATTTCCCCAAAGCTCCAAAGTAGCTGTAACAGTAGAATCTGCAACAGTTGCTGGACTCCATGTAGGAGAGTCATCCAAGACTGTGCTTGGGACTGTCATCTTTGTGAATTTCAACCAGGATGCGGTTTGTCCTTTTCTTCGCAATGTCAAATCGGGTGCACCGAATTGAGGATAAACCAATTTAGGTTTAGCGAATTCCAATGTTTTACGAACATTGTAAGTTTCAATCGTATCTGTGCCTAGTGTGCGTGTCATTTCTGCCATATATTATTTCACCTCCAATCTTATTGCTGTGGTTGGGACATTTTTGCAACAGCTTTATCTTTTAGCTTTTCCAATTTGCCTAATGGCATTGTCCAAAGATTTTGATCTTCTGGACTACCCGGCTCTGCATTATCTGCTTCGCCTTCGGGTGCTGGATTAGCATTAACAGTCGCAGGTGCTACTGGAGCACTTGGCTGTTGTCCCTGTGGTTGTGCGGGAGTTCCGGCAGCAAGTTCTTCCACTCTATTAGCAATCTTATCTTCAATCTCATCAAGTGCGGTTTCCCAATCACCTGTAAGAAAAGACTGGCGAGAAGCAAAAGCCCAGGGATTTAGCCTGATTCTTTGCAACTCATCTGGTGAAAGTTCTGGATAAAGAGCTAGTCTTTCTTCCATATTCCCTCTCAACCTTGCATCAGATAACTCTAATGCAGCAGCGTATTGCCCTGCTTCGGAATCAAAAGGATTACCTTCATCTCCACCTGGAGTAGTAGTTTTCTGCCTACCTGAACGCCTGGCATCAATCAAAGCTTTATTCAAGCCTGATATATTCTCTTTGAGAATTTTTATTTCTCCATCCTTATCATCTGTGGGTGGAGTTCCATTTTGACCTTGAGAAGCACCCTGGGGTGTAGTTTCACCGCCCTGACTTCCTGGATCGGAAGCACCAGGACTCGCTGCACTCGGATTTCCTGCGGGATCATTTGCGTTATTATTATTTTCCATTACAACCTCCTTTCTAAGAGCTTAATAAGCTCAGGGTTGGACTCGTAACAAAACTTGAAACCAGTCCACCCCCGAACTATCAAACTATATCAATTAAGATACTTCTACAGCTTCATGTCAACTAGATATTATTTTAGTATCTTTTCAAGCAACATTCTCTTATCTTCATCTGACATAGAATTGTCTTGCATAACCTTCTTAATATCGTTTTGCTTACTTCGCATAATATTATTTTGTTGATAAAACTGATCCAAAACTCCCTTATCCTCACTAATAAAAGATGTTTTAATACCCATGATTGTATCTGCTAAAGCTTGAACCATACTTCTTTCTCTACCTGCAAAGTCTTTTTGTCCTGTGGCAGCCGGAAGTATCTTTGAGATTGCATTACTCACAAACTGTGGAGCACCAGTTCTAAACACATGAGCAGCACGAGCTTTGAGATTTTCTCCACGCATTGCCTTTGATTCATACTTGGCTATTGGCTGATCATAGTAGAAATCTTTGTTTGCCATCTGTTGTGCAACTTCTGTAAAGATGGGATTAAATCCAAGCCCAAAAGGAAGTTTTCCGTTCTGTCCACCCTCAAAAACATTCCCAAAAGGATAGATATAGGTAGGATCAAGATAAGCATTTTCACCCTGTTTATTCTTCCAGGGAAGCCTAATGAAGTTTTCTGCGTATCCCGGTCTAGCCTGATCTTTGCTAAAGTTCTCAACTTCCCGCTTCATCTTTCCATATTTAGCAATTCTTGCTGGATTAGTAACAAGAGTTTTAGCCGTAAAAGGAACTACCTGTCTAGTAAATGAATAAAATGGAATTAAATCTTTTGCTAAACCTCTTTCTGTCTGACTTAACCGATAAGGGGAAAAGATTGCCTCCTCCGCTTTACTTACCGCTTTCTGCACTATCTCTGGATCTTTTAGGGCATCATCTACTGACTTACCTGCTTTTCTAGCTAATTTCTCTATCCATGACTTAAATACATTAAGCTTGGAAGTTTCTTCAGTAACAGTCTGAAGTTTTCTTGGAAAGTCCAAAATCTTTGCTCCTTTACTTTGTTCTACAACTTTGGAAGCATCAAGAAACTCATCTAAGGCTGCACCAAATCTTTTCTGTTTAATAAGCCCAAAAGCTTCTGCTGCATTAACAAACTTCTGATTTCCTTTCCCAATATATTGTCTAACAGCACCGATATAGTCTGATGCAGTTTGAACCAGTCCCTTGCCTGTGCTCATGTCTGATAAGATCTGATTAGAAACCACATTTCTGATATGGTAAGCGGGATTATAGATTGTCTTACCAGCCTTCCAAGCATTAAGTAGTTTGTCCCATCCACTAACCTTTTTAATCTGAGAGGTTTTGTTTATATATTCAATAATTGAATTTGGTAAAGCTTTGTTCTTGAAAAACTTAGCTATCTTACTATTTTCAATAGCTTTGGGTGCATATTCAAATCCTTCTGGAACAATTCTATTAACAATCTTTCTTCCTTTCTTAACAACTTCAATTCCAGCTCCAAAATCTGAAGCTATCTTCTTATAAAACTTAGCAGCTTCAATATCTTTAATCCCTGCTCCGATTCCTGCAAATGTGGGTGCACTAAATTCTCTGATATAACCTTCAGCTCCTTTACGCATTTTACTAAATTGCTGCCCAATTCCCGGAGCTACACGCCTAACAAATCCTTGTTTCCCAGCGTTATCAATATACTTTTCAAAGATGTGTTTCATATAAACTCCTTTGTAAGTATTGAAACTCTTACGACTGAGTATTCCCAAATCAACAGCCTCTTTTCCGATCTTCTCTGTTAATTCTCTCAGGGGAGCAGCTAGTTTTTCGTATTTCGCACTTGTATCAATTCCACCCTCAAGAAGCTGACCAATTCTAGTTTGTTCTGCCGGGGACATGTTTTTAGCAGTAGTTTTAATTAACTTATAAAGATCATTTAATCTATTACTTGTAATTCCTTCCGAATCTTTCATTAACTTACCGAACTCTGGATTCCTGAAAAACGGACTAAACTTTTCAGCAACTTTATAAATTGCGGGGGTTGTTCTTGCCCAATCCATCATTTTATCTGCCATTTTAGAAACCTTGACCACATCATCAACTTTAGATATACCTTTACCCACCACCTTAACAACCTTTCCGAAAGGAATAAAGTTTAATGGATCAAAAACAAATCTAGCTGCAGATCCTGCAATCTTTTTAGCAGTATCATTTTTCATTGCTGCTTCCCATTTTTCATCCTGTTTTTTCTTATAAGAAGGAATAATTCTTAATAGATTGGTTTTGGCAACAAATTCATTAAATTTATGATAACCGCTATTTTCATTTCCCAAAGCTTCTTCATAAGTTTTACCTTTGGTTAATAAACTCTGTGTCCATTCTGAGGGTTTATTGAGTGCAGCGAATACTTTACCCATTCCTGTTTTAGGCTGTTGCACCATAGGTTTAAGTGGAACTGTGGGAGCTGGTGCTGGTTGTGGTATGGGTGCAGGAGTAGTAGTTAATCTCGCCCTATTTATTTCAACCTTTTGTTGAAATGAAGGTGTAGCCGAAGGTGTGCTTTTCGGAGTTCCTACTGTAATATCATTAAATTTTATATTATCAAAATATCCCATTACTTCTTTTTGAACAAATTGCTAACCCAACTCTTTGCGGTATTTACAGCCTGTGAAACTTTGTTCACTACAGGTTGAGTAACATTTTGAACCGCTCTTTGGATATTGGCAAGTCCAGAAGCAACAGGTGTTGACCAGAAATTCTGTCCTGCATTAGAGGTTGGGGTAAAGTAATTTTTAACCGCAGTTGATGCTTTTTGTGCAGCCTGTCCAATATTTGATGCAATCTGAGGAATATTGATTTTAGGAATCTCAATTCTAGGTGGATTCCAAGATGAGTTACCACCTGAAGAAGATCCCTGATAAGAAGGAGTTGGAGTTCCGGTGGGCATTGGTGTAGGCTCTGGTGAAGGATTAAATCCTTCTTCTTTCATAAGTTTAATCATGTCCTGGTTATTGCTTCTATACGCTTTATCAATTGCAGCCTGATCAACAGCAATTCCCTTTTTATAAGAACCTTCAGGAAGTCCGAGAGCTAATTCAATATTCTTGGTTCTGAGATCTCTTGAGTTCTGACTTGCCGAAACAGTTGCTTCTTTACCAGATCTTAAATCTTCAGGAGCTGCATACCAAGCAGCCCATCCCTGCTCATCTTTTATAATCTTAGCCATAGCTGTATTTTTCAAAGGATTAAGCATGTCATCCCAGGATTTAATTCCATACTGTGCCATAAGTTGACCTTTTCTTCTCTGGAAATCCTTAAATGTATTTGAGTTAATTCTAAAAAGTCCACGATCAATTGAACCATCACGATTAGGAATATCAACTTCAGTCCCAATCTGGTATCTAGTATTTTCTCCCTTAACTGCCCCATTCTCGTCTGTATATCTCAAAACCCTAGCAGCATCTGTAGCTTCTTCTCCGAAAATAGAGTTAATTTCTTTATCGTATGGAGTTTGATTCTCTCCTGGGGTTAACTGTTTTCCACTAACAGTAGGAGGATTAAAGATATTCATTCCCCGGAAAATATCCTTTGCTTTATTGATTGCCGTTGAAGCAAATTCTTTTCCTTGCTGGAATATGTTTTTAGCTCCCTCAACTCCTTTTTGCACAATCGGTGAAAGATTTTTCTTATAATAATCAACAATATTCAAAGATTTAGGAGATGTGTTGGTATATTGTTTATATCCTGGCACAACCCCCTGAACAAAGCTTTTTATATCTTCTACTGATTTCATTAAATTTTTAACAGGAGTATTAGGTTTAACGATCAACTCACCTTTTTGATTCTGAATAGCAGCTTGTTCATTAAGTAATTTCTGTGCTTCGGTTTCAGTTACTGCCTTAATTCCTTCCGGAGATTTAAGAAATCTGATTCTTTCCTGTGAAACTACTCCGTTTTTAACTGTATCAACATAGGCATTACCCAATATTTCCGCAGTATCACTTCCACTAAGTCCGGGGATCAAGAACCCATCCTTATCAAGGAACTTGGAATCGTATTTAATTCTGTGAAAAACCCCATCAACATTTGCATAGTTTTCATTCCATCTCCCAGATATTTTCAAATCCCGAACATCACTCAAAACAATATCTCCCTTGCGAAGTTTATCCCCATGAATATTTGTCAGATTGCTATCTTTATCAACCATAATGGGTTCATAATCGTCAATATTTTGAGCATAAGTAATAAGCCCTTCATGTAGATCCAAAGTTTCATTCATACTATCCAAATACTTTTGAGCATTATCATCATCCCCAAATTGAGCAAACCCATTTGATGCCTGTTCATACAAAAATCCTTTAAGTTCTGCTGCTTGAATTGCCGAAGCTATATAATCAATTTTATTGATTTCCCCTTTTTGGAATTTCTGTTCAATCTCTGTTTCTTTCTTGGCAGCTTCAGCGAGTTTCTTTCTCAATTCTTGTTTGAAAGAAGATGCAGCAGCTTTGCCGTTTGCATCCTGAATCTTATAAACTGTGTCTGTGATATTTTGGGTTGTATTACTAATCTGATTATCAATACTCACAATATCGTTCTTTAGATTATTAAGAGCAATTGTGAGTTGGGTTTTCTGATCTCCAGTAGCAGCATTGACCGCCTGTTCATAAGTTGAAACCATAGCGTTTTTATCATCCTTGCTTTGATATAAACGATCCAATGTTTTCTTTTGGCGATCTAAACTCTCAAGTGCGTTTTTAACAGTTGGAGAAATTATACCAATCTTACCTCCTGTTAATTCGGAATATAAACTTTGTCCACCTTCTGCGGTTGGAACTCCTATTCCCGCACCAAATGTTTCAGAAGTTTGGAGTTTTGTTCCGGTAATAAGATCGTTGATGTCAGCTCTTTTCGCAGCAGAAGCATAATTGTTTTTCTGAATAGCCAATTGATCAGCCTGTGAAATATCTCCATCAACCCTAGCCTGTTGTTCAAGCTGATCATATAGATTATATTTCTCCCAGGTTTTTGCAGAACTATCTTCCGGCATCTGTGAAATTTCTAACATTCTTGCAGTTCTGGCAGATGACCTTGTTTCTCTTTCTGACTTATCTAAAAGCCCTTGAACCTTTTGTTCCTGTTTGATATAAGCCTGAGATCCGGGTTCGGTCATTTTATCCAACTTGGCTTTTTCGTAATCATACATTTCCTTTGAACCAATTTGTCCTCCCTGATAAGCCCTTGAATAATCAGCATCAGTTACATCTTGTTGAACATTCCTAATCTTTTCAGTTAAATTCTGACTTTGGAGTGGTGTATTACCAGATCTGCCCAATCTTTCTTGAAGTTTTGTAAGATAACTTTCAGCCGATAAGTTACCCTGCTCATATTGATCATCAATAATTGCATCCTCTGCCGAAGTTTGTTTTTTAGCAACCGAGGAATATGTAGAAGAACTCCCAGAGAAAACGGAAGGTCTGCTTATGCTTTTGTATTTTGATAATAAGCTTCTAAGTGTGATTGCCATGTTTTAGACACCTTGCTGTGCATTTATATTTTGACTTGTTTGAGCAACTGCACCTTTAGCTGTTGCTGTTTGTCCAGTAGGTGTTCCCGTTGAAGTGGAGATTCCCCTCCTCTCCTGATTCTGTTCCGGAGAAAGAATTGGAGCTTTGGTTGGGGTTGATGCAGTTTGAGCTAGTTCAGTCATTGTTCCCATTGTTTCAGCATTGGCTTCCTCCGTTTTTCTGACTTCTTGAGAAGCATCAATCTGAGCCTTAACAGCACCCGGGGATAGTTGCTGGAACTTGGTCATTGTAGAAACCAAATCTTCATTAGCCATTTCTTTGACAAGTTTCTTGATTTCTTTTTGAGGATCTTTGAATCCTGTAAGTTCAAGATAAGTTGAAAGCGAGATGGCGTTCCTATCACGCATTGTGGAAGCATCAACAACTTTGTCTGACCTTGAAAGTGGTAGGATATTCTCCCAATCAAATTCCACATCCCGAATAATAAGTTCACCATCTTCATATGTTTTTGAAGCCTCATTGTAAATACTTTCACGCATAAACTGATGGGTTTCCGGGAAGAAGTCAATGAAGTATTGCTGAATTGTTCCAATCAAATCTGTTAAAACATCCTCCCATTTCATACGAAGATTTTGAGTTATATCCGCAACTGGTTGGTATTGAATTGCAGCTACCCTGCCTGTATAGGGTGCAGTTCCTGCAGCAAGAGCAATCTTTGGAAGTCCGAGGTTGAAGATATGCTCAAGATTTCGGTCAATATAAGATTCAGATGGGAACGGAGTAATTGACATTTGAAGCGGTCTAAAATCAACATCCTCTCCTTCAAGGAAAATAACCTGACCACTACCAGGCTTAATTGAAGAAGGATCAAAATCAGGCATATTCACAACCAAGAATTTCATGTGTGAACCTACCCTAACAAGATCACCTTCCTCACCACTTCTATCATTAAGCTCAATTTGTGGATCAACCAAATCGTCAATAAATCCTTTACTCCATGGCTTACCCGCAACCATAAAGGAATGACCGATAAATCTTGGAATCCTCTTATATTTGGTAACAACAAACTGCACAAGTTCTTTATTGATATAAACCAAATTAACAACCTTGACTGAAGATTGTTTCTCGCCTTTTGATTTCAAAACTTCATACCCCCAATAATCCTCAATGTTTGCTTTTGGAATATTTGATTTACCAGAAGGAATTTTTCCAGCGTCAGTTCCTGATGGGGTTGACAGGATTCCGTATTGATCATTAAGATGCGAACCTTTGCTCTCTGAAGTATTTTCTTTTTCAGAAATTGGTTCTGCATCATAATCAAATTCCCGCTTTATTTTGTCTATGCTCCAGGTATCCGCAAAGGATACGAAGGAAAATGTAGTCCCGGAAGCATCATCCCAACCAACAGAAATTTTTAGAAGATCCTCATTTGGAGAAATAACAATTTTCTTTTTACCCTCAGCATCTTCTGTAACCTTACATTCAAAAACAAAATCGCCATCTCTTACTTGGTTGACTGCAAGTTTCTCAAGAATCAAAGTTTGGAATTTATTTTCTTTGAAGGTTCTTCTAACTGCATCCTCAAGTGCCTCTGTTCTTGAAACTTCAATATCATTTGATTCATCTTCCGGAACGATTTTAATTTTTGCCGGGAAGTTGGTTAAAATCCAAATAAGTTTCTGACAGAATTTGCCGATATAGTTTATAACTACCTGGATGTGTCCTTCCTGTTGTTTGATTCCTTGCCCGATAACATTTGTCCACTTGTGATGAAGCCCATTGAAAAAGTCCTGGCGTTTTTCAATAATTGTTTTTCTATCGGAGATCTCACTAGAAGATTGCTTGATCCTTTCCTTGACTTTAGAACTAATCCTCTCAATCGTTTTCTTTCCTACCGAATCATCAATAATAAAATTAGACATATTTAATAATTTACTACAGTTCCTTTCATTATATTAAAATCTACAGCTTTGTAAAATCCTGACTTCGGTGCTCTCATTTCAATGTAATGTAGAGCCATCATAAAACTTGAGAACTGGTCATTCTTTATTTTAACATCATCCTTACTAGCAATTTCAAGTTGTCTGCGTAGTCCGGTAAGTTTTGGAGATGCTTTTATGCCTCCCCAATCTTTATTCTTGTCAACTATCAGACCATTTTCCCCAACTATAAAGTCCCTTTCTCTACCCAAAACCTCTTTAACTTTACCCATTCCCTCAGCTTTTATTTCTGCGTAACCCCTACCTTTTGGTGGGAAAGGATAACCATGTAATTCTTTGAAAGCATCCTCCGCATTTTTTCCTCCCAAACTTCCTGCATCATAAATGAACTTGGTTCTTGCGGGAGAAACCCGGTGGAATTTGTTGAACATTTCCTTAATCATCTCGTATTGAACCGAGAGTGGTAGGGACTCACCCTTCCAGGCTTTATGAAAAACAACCCGGTGGGGATGTTGTTTGAACTTTCCATCTTCAAGTTTAGTCCTTAAATTATATCTAATGCAAGTAACGGAAGTTTCATCTTCACTTGCAGCCAGGTCTGTAGCAAAAGCGTAGTATCCGTTTTCTTCCGGTTCTTCACAAAAGCCCGATTCTTGGTCATATTCTAAATCGCTTCTAAACATCTGAGCAATTTCCTCCCAAGAATATAAATGCTTTGCCCAATCCACATATTGTCCGTAAATGATTTGCTTACGAAGTTCCGGATCTGCAATCGCTTCAATTTTTCTGATAGAATCTCCCGGCATAAATTCATTCGTATAAACTGAAGCCATCTCCGGATTCGTATTTGCGGATATAATAAAATACTGATCCCGATCTTCCTCCGCATCCTCCGCAATCTCCTCATACTCAACACCTTTGGGTTGGGAAGTCCCAACTAAATCTACCGAACCCTGAAAGAAGAAAAGACGAGGGAGCATAGTTCCGTTTAAGAAAAGCTTTAGATCGGGAATATCTCCGCACTCATCAGCCGAGATAAATGCGAGTCGTAGTCTTTTGAACGCTTCCCCAAGTCCGTCAAAAGATCTGATCAAAGTCCGGGAGTGATTCCACCAAGCGATCTGGGGAAGTTTCGGGGGAGCATCCCAAACCTCTTTAATAGCCCACCCCCGGAGTAAAGATTTGTTATATTGCCCTGTAGGTAGAAGATACTTTCCCTCTGTAATGTCCACAGCCTGTTCCAAA